GCTGGCCGATGTGCGCGCTGCCGACTTCCAGGTGACCAACAAAGAGGAAGCGTTGTTGATCTTTGGGATCGAGACGGGTGTACGCACGGGCGTGCAGATTCCCTATGCGCTCAAGTCACGCGACATCATGGTGGCGAACAGCGATGCGAAGTACCGCATGGGCATCGGCGGTCTGCATTCGCAGGAATCGTGCGCGAGCTATTGGGAAGACGACGCGTACGTCATTTGGGACGTTGACGTCAAAAGCTACTACCCGTCGCTGATCCTGACGATGGATATGTACCCCGAACAGGTGGGGCCGGCGTTCCTCAAGATTTACCGCGAGTTCTACGACACGCGGCTCAAGGACAAGAGCGAAGCCGAACGCATCGAAGACTTGCTCAACTATCTGGATGAGCCCGAACGCAGCGAGGCACGCGCGCTCTACGAGGATGCGAAGACCAGCGCGGACGGCCTCAAGATTTTCCTCAACGGCACGTTCGGCAAACTGTTCTCCAAGTACAGCGCGCCGCTCTACGCGCCTGAGCTTGGCATCCGCGTGACCATCACCGGCCAGCTCGACTTGCTGATGCTCATCGAAATCATGGAACTGTCGGGCATCAGCGTGCTGAGCGCGAACACCGATGGCATCGTGTTGCGTGTGCCGCGCCACCTGACGGAAATCGCCAAGTGGAACGTGAAGTGGTGGGAACGCAAGACCGGCCTGGAAATGGAGTACACGCACTACCGCAGCATCCATTTCCGCGACGTCAACAACTACGTGGCGATCACCGACAAGGGCAAGGCGAAGCGCAAGGGTGTGTTCCAGACGGCCGGCGTGCTGTCCGGTCCTGGCGGCAAGACGCCCGACAAGGAAATCTGCGGCGATGCGGTCGTGGCCTATCTCAAGGATGGTATCGACCCGGCTGACACGATCAAGGCGTGCACCGACATTCGCAAGTTCCTGATCGTGCGGCAGGTGAAAGGTGGCGGCGAGTTCCTTCCACCGATGCACATGGCTCCCTGCGGCGGCGGCGATGGTGCACAGTATCTCGGCAAAGCGGTGCGTTGGTACTACAGCACGCGTGGCGGCATGATTCGCTACGTCACCAACGGACACAAGGTTCCTGGCAGTGACGGCGCGATGCCCTGCATGGAGCTGCCGGCGCAGTTCCCCGATGACGTTGCGTACGGTGACTACATCGACGTTGCGATGCAGATGCTTGCCGACGTCGGCATCCCGGTGCGTTATTGGTGGGACCACGACTCGCAACGCGCGCTCATCACCTTTGACCACGGGCAAACGAATTTGTTTGGCGACGGTTTGGAGAGCGCCGAACTCATCGACCGCAAGACCTACAACAAGAGGAAGTGATATGAGCCGCCTCAGCCAGCAACAGCAGGACCGGACGTACATCGAGCTGCACGTAGCCGAATTGCAGCGCATGGTGCACAGGGACACGCACACGACGGCGATCGACTTCTCGCAACGCAGCCTGCCGGGTGAACACGGTCCGGAAGCGGAAGTCGTATTGGCGGTGATGCGCACAGTCGCCGCGCTGTCCCGCACAGGTGAACGGGTCGCTGCCTTTGGCTCGCATCGACTGGAGGATGGCTTGAGCGATGCGCTCTCACGCATCCTTGATCTTGCAGAGCGTTGTAATATCGACTTGGGCGTGGCGCTCGCGAATCGCTTGCTGGGTGGCTCGGTTGACAGCGGGCGCCACGCCCCCTAGCATTGACCGCGTTAGCCCTCTCCCGAAGGCAACGGCAAGCCCCGCAACGTCTCCCCACGTTGCGGGGCTTTTCTTTTATGCCTGCCTAGCATTCCATAGCGCCACCATCGTCGCATCGCTTACGGAACCGCGTGCGATGATTATTTCGTCGCCCTTGCCGAGCACCGGATCAGTCCCGTTACCTGGACCACCCATGATGTCGACGGGCTCAGTGCTAGTCATCAGAGCTTGACCAGCCGGCAAGATAAATGCGTTTTCTTTTACGCCATTAACCCATACCGAAATCTCATCGCCCAATCGACGAATCCACACCATGCCCTTGTCGCCATCGGAGAAAGTGGTTGTCGACGTGGCATCGTTGTAGTCCGATCCTGCATAGCTCACGCGGGCGCTAACCCGCCCATCGCTGCGCCCCAACTGCAACAGGTAGTTGGCGACGCCTGTAAAGTAGCCTGTCGTTTTCCATAGCAGCTTCGCGTACTGACCACCGCCCGCGCGGTTGAGAACTTGGAACGAAATACCGGCAATGAAATCGTCTGTAGCGAAACTGAGCCCCGCCGCATGCGGAACGCGTGCGAAACCTCCAGAAAACGCTACAGACGAACCAAGATTGTCGTAAATAGGCGGTTGTGCCAAAGCTGTGTTGATGGTCAGTTCTGCATGACGCGCGTTGCCACTGGAATCGGACAGCGTTGCACCGCTTGTTTCCAGCCCACGTAGCCAAAGCTCCAGGTCCAAAGACGCGACCAGCGTTTCCCATGCGTTAGCGGGTTCCCCGGCCGGTCGCGCAAACGATCGTGCTTCACCCGCAGCCCATCCGGTCGAGCCAGAAACGGTCCATTCGTCGTTCCACGTTACGCCATCGTCGCTCGACTGAACCTTGAATGCCGAAGGGCTCTGCCCGTATGTATTGCCGTCGTTGCGAGCGAAAATCTTGATGTGGTCGATCGCAACCGGCGACAGGAAAGCGTAGGCGATCCACTCGGGCGGCGGGCCGGCTGAGCCCCAGAAGTTCGCCCCTCCCACAGTGATGTTGTCAAACGCATAACCGGAGTCGCGAGCGCCGTCGTACCGCGAGCTGTGCGATGGCGAGCCACCGACGCACAGGTCTTGGCCTGCCGGATTCGCTCGCATTTCGATTTCATCGATCGAGACAGCAGCACCGCCGTCCACAGCCGTGACATAAATGCGCCAATGCGTGTGCGGCGTGGTGCCCACGGGTTCCTCTGGCGGCACCACAACGAGTTCTGCGCCCTGGAACCCGCGATGCTTGCTGTTGCCTGGTAGCTGCGTCGAGTCGGTCAGCACGCCACCACGCAGGAAGCGGAAGCACACGACGTAGCCGTCCGTGGTCGTCACGATCAGCTCAGCCTTGCCGTCGCCGTCGATGTCGCCATAGTAGGGCGTGCCTTCCACGCCACCCTTGACGAACAGCGCGCCCACCACTGCACCCGTCTCGATGTTGATGCACCAAACCGTGCCGCGCATGTCGCCCAGGATCGCGCACGTATCGTTGTTGCCTAGCACGCGATGGAAGACCGGACTGCTGTTGAGCGGAAGCGGTCCCGCCTGATAGAGCCATTGCGTGTTGAGGTCGGCGTCCATGCACCACAGTGCGCCGGCATCGCCGCCCACCAGCACGCGCTTTTTGTTGCCGTTCAACATGATCGGCGTCGCACTGCTGTCGACGTCGCCGTAGTCCCACGCGTCCATGTTGGTCGACTCGGCCTCGATCGCGCCGGTAGCGACATCGAGCCGGTACACGCGATTGTTGCGCGACGACACGAACAGGCCGTCAGGCCCCAAGGTAACGAACGCATCGCACTGGCCGGTGTTCGTCTGCCAAACAACGCCACCGTCCTTGTTGAACATGCGCGTCTTGCCGTCAACGCTGACCACCACGATGCGCCACGTCGCGCCGTCCTTCCAGACCAGCGGATAGGGCTCGATGTTTTCCAGCGTGGCGTACTTCCAGACCAGCGCGCCGGTCGTGGCGTTGATCTTGTAGACGTGATTGTCGAACGCTGTCGCGTAGAGGTAGAACGTGCCGTCTTCGTTCACCAGCGTACCGGCGTGCATGAAAATGCCGTCGCTGTTGTACTTCGGATTGATGCGATAGGTGCTTGTCGCATCGGGCACCGGGTCGAACGCTTCGTCAACCCACAGCTTGTTGCCCTCGTTGTTCTGCGTAATCATCCTGATCTGGCCAGCACCCGTGCCCGTCAGGATTTCCACGCTGGCGTTCTCGGAGAACGGACCCGCCGTCTGCCGCATGAACGCATTGGTTGCCCACGACTTCGTGTTATCGGTGATGCTGTACGCGCTTGCTGCCGTGACGTTGCCGGAGCCCTCGCGCAGATAGAGGCTCGGAAACTGCCAGCGGTTCGCACCCGTGTTGGTGATGCTCCAGATTTTGCCGTCGTGCGACGGAAAGAAAATCTCAACTGCGCCGTCCGCATTGACGTCAGCCGCCTGCGGACGCCCGTAGCACTCCGCACCTGCGGCCTTGCGCCAGATGAGCGCACCCGTCGCAGCGTTTAGCGCGTAGCAATACCAATCGCCCGCGTTGAACACGACAGCGGCGCGCGGCGTCGCACCATCCAACACCGTGACCGGCCCGATCGGCGAGGAATAGATCGGCTCCTTGCCGGCGATGCGGTACTCCCACACCTTTTCGACCAAGCCTTTGTCGATGAGACTTTGCACAGCGGATTCCTCGTCGGTGTTGGTTGATGTGCCTGATCCCGCATTGAGTCGCGCAACACCCCCAAGCATGGGGATGATGCCGCGCAGTGCCGCCTTGGTCATAGCGGCTGACCTCCACCGCCATCGGAATTGGCAGTGCGGACCAACGTGAAGTCATGTGTCGCAGATGCCGTCTGATTGGTAACGAGGTCGCGCACCGTGACTTGCACCGTGTAATACCGCTCCATGTTGACCGACCCTTGCTGCAAGGCGTAGGTCGTCGACTGCGTGTTGGTAGCCGAGAAGAACCCGCCGACGCCGGCAAGACGCACCCAGGTGAACTCCAACGCATGCTCGCCAGCGCCCTGTACGACGGCGGTCATTCCAACGATCGGAGAACACGCCCCGCCTTCCGCGTACGCGTCGCACGATCCGAACTCGTCGCCGATGATTTCCACGCTGAATCCGCTTCCGCCACCGCCCTGACCTTCGGCGACGCGCGAAAGCGTCATCGGCACCAGCGACGCAGCAGTGCGCCCCTCGGCGTCGGTATACGTCGCACGCCACGTCTGTGTCGCCGACACGCTGTCGATACCCGCTGCGATCGTGAAGGTGGGCGCCGGGAGCGTGTCATTGTCGATCAGGAAGTCAGGCCCGCCGTTCGCGTCGGCACGCGTCCACTTGACCGTATGCGGCCCCATGCCGCCCGTGACGCTGGACGTAACCTGCAACGTCGGTGCGATCGGAGCGCCGCCGACCACCTGTGCCGACCCGATCGCAGGGTTGGGCACGATGGACACGACCAAGGGCTCAGCAGCGGACTGTTCCGGCTGCTGCGACGTCAGCCACCACGTTACGCCCTCATCGTTCGTGGCAAGCCCTACAACGTCCGTTGTGCCTACAGCAGGGGTCGGCGTATAGGGAACACCAGAGACGGGCGTTACGTTGGCTCCCAGGTTCCAGGTGTGCCCGCCGTTCCCTCCCATCGTCACTTCGATCAGCAGGGCGTCTTGCGGGGCGACGTGCGTAAAGATCGTCTGCGTGATGTCCTGGTCGATCAACAAGCGGAACTGCGAGAACCGGCAGTCGATCGTCAGCACGCCCGTTACGTTGTCGATGTCCAGATCAACGATCGGTAGCACAGGATCGCCGATCGTCACCGGGTCACTGATGGCGCTCTCGCCCGCGAAGCCCTGCGCATTGACACCCCACACACGAACACGGTAGGTGCCGGCAAATGCCCCCTCCCAATAGTCGTGCGGATCGCGCACTTCGATGACCTCGGACCACGGACCATCATCCTTGCGCCACTGCGTACCGTACTTCTGCGCGTTGGGCATGTGGTCCCAATACGCTTCCAAGTAGTTGTGTGCAACGCCGTGCCCGTAGCGCACGGTCGGCGCCAGATAGAGATTGGTCGGCGCGAGCGGGATCGAATCGTTCTGGCTGATCGGGCGTTCGCTGATCTGCGTGCCGAAGTCGACCGCATCAAACTTGTCGGGCACATGCTGCACGGCGGTGACTTCAAAGCGAATCTCGTTGTCCGTCACCTTGTCTTCGACAGCAATCACGCGATAGGTCTGCGCGGCCAGCTCGTCAGACTGCGCGAGCCAAACCGACTCAATCTGCGGCTCCACGCTCAGCGGAGTGGCAAGCTCGACCTGATTGCCGTTGCGCACCGCCACCGTACTTGTCGCGAGCTGACCATCGGGCCGCACGAACGTGATCGTGTCGCCCTGCACCACATCGGTCGCATCGTCCAGCGTGACCACGGACAGGGTTTCAACGCTGGCGACGCGCCCGCCCTTGCGCTTGCCCGCACGCATGGGATCAGCGATCTGCACGATTTTGCCGGGAGCCGGAACCATGCCGCCATCCAGGCCCACCGCGAAGTTGACGACATCCGTTTCGTAACGCTCGGTCAGCAGGATGTACCGTCCCAAGCGATGCGCCTGACCCTGCGACGTGCAACCCATCGCCATGACTTGCGTCTCGCGATAGCCATAGCGCGCCAAGCCTTCGGCGTCTTCGACATACTCGATCTTTTGACGGCCAAAGTCGGCAAGGTCATTCCACGTCACAAGCGCGACGGTGTGCCGCGCACGCATGTCGCTACCGGAATAGTTGAAGCGCCCTTCAAGCACGTTCGCAGCGGTGTAGAGATACGTCGGGCTCTCCGGCGCATCACCGACAGCGACGATCTGCGAGGCGCCGTAGTACATGATTCCACGGAACACCGATGCCAGATCGAGCATCACCTTCGTGGCGTCTTCGCGCGACTGCAAGTACAGGTTGCAAGTAAAACGCGGCTCGACACCGCCGAAGCCATCCGGCACCAATTCATCGCAATAGCGGCCGATCTTGTAGAGCGCCCACTTGTCGACCATGGTCGAGTCGACAAGGTGCCCCAGGCCGTAGCGCGGATGCAGCACCATGTCATAGAACACCCACGCCGGGTTGTTGGTATACGCCGGCTTAAAAGTGCCGTTCCAAACGCCCGAATACTGCCGCGTGTCCGGGTTGTAGTTGGTCGGCACCTGCACGATGCGGCCTTTCCAGTGGTACGACCTCGACGGGATGTTGTTGAATTGCTCGGCGTCAACAATGTGGCCGACAAGCGCGCTCATCGGATAACGCAGCTTCGCGTCGACCAGCTCGGCATACGACTGGACGTACGTCTTATTTTGCAGCGCACTCGACGTGGAATCCGGCGTCAAGCGGCGCACACGGATCAGCCAACCGTTGTTCGCGGGAGGAAGGTCGATGCGGTGCGTACGGGCGTAAAGACTCGTCGTCTTGCCGGTGAACGCATTGCGGTACTTCTCAATGAAGCCACCGCCATCGGTGTTGACGTCGATCGCGTATTGCACGCTTGTGCCATTGACGTCACCATTGGTTTCGGCTTTGGTCAACACCTGCACGGCTAAGCGGATGCGCACGGCGTCGATCGTGGTGTTGTTGATCGCTTGCGTCCAGGGCACTGCGTACTTGAGTTCGACGCTGACCGCTAGCTCGTTTTCTGTCGAGTCGAAATTCTTGATCGGTTCCTGCACCTGCGTGCCGTTACGAATCGCCACGGACAGGTTGCGGAAGTTCAGCGAACCGTCTGCGTTCTCGATCGGCGTCTCGTTATAGAACACGCAACGCAATGGATGGTCGGGATCAGCCGGCCCGAACATTTCGCCTTCGCCCAGCAGGTCAAGCACCTTCGCGTACGAAGTGCTACGCAGACTATCCGGCGCTTCAACAGGCGTGTGCTGTTCCTCGCCGCCGCCACCTGCGCCGCGAATCACGTTACGGATGGAACGCGTAAGTTTGGTCTGCATGTTATTCCAGTCCCACCAATTTCTTCCACCCGCCTACCCAGGTCAACGCACCACCACCCTGCTCGCCGTTCGGAATATACGCCATATCCACGGACGTGATGCCGGCCGACAACACGGCGCTACCGATGAAGCCTTCGCCGTACATCACCTGCACCGGGTTCCCCTGTGCCTGCGTGTTGATCGGACCGTTGAAGTTGTACGACGGTTTGTTGTTGGGACCATCGCCGGGGTTTGGGGCCTTTGGTACGGGCGTAAGCATTTGCACCACGCCACCGATAATCATCGACGCACCGATTTTCATGATCGGGATGCCGATGCCGAAGCCATAGACCGTCAGCACCGCACCGATGACAACCAGCACCACGCCGACAATGATCGACGTCATACCCTGTTTCTTCGCTCCCAGCATCATGGGCGCGATGCGAATGTCGCCGTTGCCAGGAATGTCACGCAGCTCATCAACGGTAAGATTTTTCTTACCGTAGAACACGGCATAGCCTTCGCCGCGATCCTTGCTGCCCGACAAGTAGGCGTCGAAACCTGGAAGCTGCGCAGAGAGCGCGCGAATGGCCTCGGCCGCACTGTTGACGTGCAACTTGAACTCGCGCCCAAACTTGGCGCCCAGCTTCCCGTAGAGACGAATAGTGCGAATCTTGCTCATTGCATCAGGCTCTCATGACGAAGAACAGCGTAGGTCATTTCCTGAAAGTAGCCGTCGTACAGGTCGATGCTGCTCAGCCGGGTGTAGATGTGGTGCAGCACCTTTCCGTCGCCGATATAGATGCCGACATGGTTAGGCACCTTCGATCGGAGCTGCATGAGGATGGCATCACCACGCCTCGGCTCGCCCGTGACCTGCACGAACCCTTCGGCTGCGAAATTCTCGGCGTAGAGGTTTTCGCCATGCTTCCACCACTCATCGCGGCGCGCATACTCTCGCAGCTCGATGCCGAACTCGCGCTTGTAGAAATCCTGCGCTAGCGTGTAGCAATCGACCATGCCCATGACGAACTGTCGACCCACGTAAGGCGCTTCGTAGCCCTTCGGCTTGAACGACACCACGTCGCCGCAAAACACCATGCCGGCGTCCTGTTGCACGTTGACGATGATCCATTCCAATCCCGACGACTCGCACGCGACAAGATCGGCCTGCGACGGTTGCGCGGACGTATTCGGGTGGGAGTGCACCACCGCGATGATTTCGCCGTCGTCTTCTGCGCTCGCGTAGTCTTCGGGCGACAAAATGAAATGCTCCAACGGCGTCTCTGCAATGTTGCGGCAGGGCACGTACTTTTCGCGACCGTTGACCACGCTGACGAGGCCGCAGGCTTCGCGCGGGTACTCGACAACGGCATGCTCCTTGATCGCAGCGAGAGTTTCGTCTTTCATATCCGTACCAGCGATGCGGCAGGGAACCCGCCGTAGTTGAGAATACCATCAGGCCACAGTCGCATTTGACAGGACTGCAACCGCTTACCGCACCGATCGAGCGCCGGGTCAGACGTCGGCACATCGTCGATCGTAGCCACGGGCGGGCCGATGTAGGCGCACCCAGGGCCGCGATACTGGAAGGTGCAATGATTGGCGATGATCGAGCGGCGCGGCAACTGCACACCGTTAAAGTCGAGCGGTGAACCCAGCTCAAATTCTACCGCTTCCCGATTCTCGCTGGACTTGCGGCGAATGAACCACCGTTCGGGTGGATATTCCTCGTCTGGATCGGCATCGGGATTGCCATCGGGAAAGTTGACCGCATCGAGATACTGAGCGTGCGTGATTCGGCGCGTGAGCTTTGCGCCCAACAGATCGTCATACATCAGGCACAACAGCGACACGGCGCCGTTGAGATTGCCTACACGCAGTTTGGGCGTGGACTGCTGTCCGCTACTAAGCGTAAAGCCGTCCGCGTGGATCGGCCACGGGTGATATTCGTGGTTTTTCCAAACGATGACGTTGTTCATCATGCCGTGGAAGCGCACGACGCCCCCGCCAAGCGCCGTCGCGTCCAGATCGAACAAGACAACACGATTGCCGGGGTTGAGCTTTTGAACGTCGCTGATGATGGTCACGGTTAGCCCTCGATCGGACCGTCAGATTCGTCAGGCAACGTCGGCAAACCCGGCACGTCATCGCTGAGCCCGAACACCTGTTCAAACTCCATGCTGAGCGTGTAGTAACCGCTGCCTTGATCCTGCGGCGTATAGCGCGTGCAGACATAAAGCCCAGGGTCGCCCAGCGGCGGCGTCCAGTAGAACGGAATCGAGCCTTGCTTGCTACGCAGGAAGTCACGCACCGGGATCATTTCGTTGCGCCAACCGCTGACCGTCGCCGACCACTTTTCCTTGCGGTTGTTCAAGCCGATGGCTTGCCGCTGCGAGTAGCCGTCACCGAATTGCGCAGTCGCCACGACGAACTCGGCACTACCGCTCGCCGTTGCATGAACCCGCCACGAAAAAGTGTCAAAAGCCATTAGTTCATCCTCACGCCGGCACGCCACAAGTCGCCCTGCGGCTGCATCGAAATCTGAATTTCCTGTCGGGAAATCATCGCCATACGTTCCGCAAACTTGTTAAACGCTTGATCCTGCGCTGCCTGCGTAGTTTCGGTCGTTGTCGACCCGTCATTGTTGACGGTCGTATTGATCTGCACGACCACACTACCACCGCCGCCTCCACCCGTCGCCTGCACGCCAAGAGAGCCGTCAGGACCGCGCCGCAGCGGCATGATCGCTTCCGGTCCCGCCTCGCCCATGACGCCCATTCGCGCGCCCTTGGCGAACTTGAACAGGGTCGGCGACGTGGCGATCTTGTTGGTGAACATCCCGCCCTTCGCGAACGGTGTTATGCCCTGCGCATCGAATGCGCCACCCTTCGCCATCGGTGTCACTGCATCGGCGCTCGGCTCGCCGCCACCTGCGTACATACCCCACAGCATACGACCGAACTGCAACACCGCTTGCTTGGCAAGGAACTTGGTGATGTCGGTCAGGATCGAGCGCAGCATGTCCTTCCACGCGAGCTTGCCGGTCAGCGCAGCATTTGCCATGCCGTCAGCGATCGTATCCATCGCATTGAGCGTGATGTTGCGCACCTGCCCCGCGCTATCGCTGGCGGCGTCCATCCAGTCTTGCAGACCACTAATCAGACCATTGACCCATTCGCCCTGTGCGGCGGTGATAGCGTCCTGGCCGCTACGCACAGCAGCGATCTGATCCTTTTGGCCTTGCAGGATTTCGTCGCGACGCTTCTCATAGCCCGCTTCGTCACCCACGAAACCACCACGCGCCTTTTCGTCGTTCAGCGCCTTGAGCGCCTTACGGGTGTTCTCGTACACCTGCGCAAGCCGCAGCTCCAGGTCAGCCGCACGCGCACCCGTGGTGATGCGCAGCAGTTGCGCCGCCGTGTCGCGGTTGGTGCCCTCTGTAACTTCGGTAATGTTGTCCTTGAAGTCCTGTAGGGCACGCTCGCGCTGGCGGAACGAGTCCTGTTCCTTGATCGTCAGCACTGCGAGTTCAGTGCCGCCGTCCGCACGCACCTTCGCAAGCTGACCCTCAAGCTGCGTGATCTGCCGCGTAATGTCGATGCCATCCTTGCCCGACGCATTACGCCCACGCAGGATTGCAATCTGATCCGTTAGCGCCTTTTCCTGCGCAGCGGTGTCAGCCTTCGTCGCCTCGCGCGTGCGGCGATAGTATTCCTCGACGCCGATCAGCTTCGCGGCGTACTCGGCTTCGGTCGTGCGTCGATTGTTGGCAATAGCAGCCTGCTCAGCCGCCAGCGCCGACTTGATTTCCTCCAGGTCGAGTCGCAGATCGGCACGCGCCATGCTGCGTTCGGCACCCTCAGTGCTACGCGGCTTTTTCGGCTTCGGCCCACCTTCGGCAAACGCTGCTCGTGACAACGCAATTTCCGCAGCGATTTGTTTCTCTTGCCACTTGAGGGTCGCACCCAACGTACGGATGCGCTTTTCCTCAAGTTCCTGCCGCTTTTCGCGCGACATATTGCCTTCGCGCAACGAACGCAGCTCCTTATCAGCTGCTAGCTGTTCCGGCGTGAGCGTCCTGCCACGCGCCGATGCGGCCGGGGCCGTGGGCACCAGCGGCGTGTAACCATTTTGCTTGGCGAAGAAACTATTGAAGCTGAGCCCGCTGAAATAGCTGCGGATATTCTTGGCGACGTTTGCCGCACCGACGTCAAGGTCGTGGAAATACGTCTTTGCGTCGCTAAGAGCCGTGCGCGAAGCACGAATGATGTCGTCCCATGCGCCAGTCACGAGGCCCAAGGATTCGCGTACACGCTCGGCGTCCGCGATCTGATCCGCAGCGTATGCCCGTGCCAATGCGTTCGCAGCGCCAGCACGGTTGCCTTGACGGTCATATTCAATCACCGTCTCGGCCAACTTCTCGGTCACGAAACCATGTGCCGCACCCAATGTATAGAGAGCCGCAACCGGATCACGCGCAATGTCGACGTACTCAGCGACCAGCTCACTGACCGCTTGTCCGCTCGCGTTACTCATCGCCACGACTGCGGTAGCAACTTCCTGCTGCACGTCCACCGCGATACGACCGGACTTGACGATTTCTGTCAAGGCGTCCAGAGCTTGCCCGGTACTGCCCGCACCCATTGCGCTAATCGCTTCGGCCATTTCGCGCAGACCTTCCGCGCTCTGACCCGCAGCGTTGCCGCTCTGAATAAGCGCAACAGTCAGCTTGTTGGTTTCGTTTTCCAGCAGTGCCTTGAGGCCCACCAAACTACCAATCGCAACAGCCAGCAAAGTCACTGGATTGCTGGCTACCGCTGCAAGCTGCGAACCGAACGCAGCAATAGCCGGCCGGATGCCGCCGAACATATCGCGGAGCTGACCACCCTGCTGCAACAGCACCATCAGCGGGTTCTGACCACCTGCGAGCGACACGGTGATGTCGGTCAACTGCGCCGGCACACCGCGCATCGCAAACTGCACTTCCTTTGCAGTCATGCCGTACTTGTTCAACTGGCGCTCGGCGCCCTGTAGGGCACGCTCCTGCGCGCGAAGCTGTGCAATGAACGGCGCAGCCTCGCGCGTAACGCCCAACTCAGCAGCCTTCATTTCCAGCAGTTCGGATCGCGTCTTGTTGATCGCGATGGCCTGCGCCTGGAGATTGCTGATGAAATTGGTCTTGCGCGCCGCGTTCTGCTCGGCACGCGCAGCGTCTTCCAACGCGTCTTCCCAAAAGCGCACGTACTCGCTCGCCTTGACCAACTGGCGCGCTTCGTTCGCCTGCTGCTGGAACGCATGCGTATCGGCAAGTTCCTGCGCCGCGCGCTTGCCCTGCTGGATACGCAGCGTGGCGAGGCCCATGCGCTGTTCCAGCTCGCGCAGCACCGTGGGGTCGATGCCACGGAACGCCGCCTGCAAGAGCCGCGTTTCTTCCGCACCCTTGCCCATCAGCTCGATGTAACGCGCGAGCGACACCGCAGCGCGCTTTGCCTTGTCATCGGACTTGTTGAACGCGCTCTGCGCCGCGTCACCCAGGCCGGTCAACTTCTGTTGGGCACGATCGACAGACGCGGAGAAATCGGTCGTGTCAACAACCAAGTCTAGGCGGGCAGTACCAAGCGAATCAGCCATTTCCCTTTCTCCAAAGTAAACCCCGCCGTAGCGGGGTCACTTTTTGTTGATGTTGTAAAGCGCCTGCGACTCGATGATGCCCAAGTCCGCCATGACCTGATCGTATTCCTCGCCCACAACTCCCAGCCGATCAAGACCATGCTGGATCACGTTGTAGTCGAGAGCGTACGGCCCTGCCATTCCAACTCTCCACTGCGTTGAAAACGTCGAGAACACTTTAAGCGACTTCCAGTGTTCATCCCACACTTCTACAACAGGTTCCGGGAAGTCTTCGGGCTTGTACCATTTAGTGTTGATGAGGTCCGCAGCAGTCGGTCGACGCCAGTACAGCGCGTCGACCGACTCTCTCAGTTTTTTTCCTTCGCCACCTGCCGCGCTTCGCCGTACGCCGAGAGAATGGCGTTCGCCATACCCGGTCGGTCGTCTTCCATTTCACGGATGCCCTCGGTCGTCAGCGGGTACTCGCTCTCCCACGACTCGATGAGGAACAGCACAACGTCAGCAACCGTCTTGTCGCCATCGGCAAAGATGGCCTCGACCTCGGACGACTTGCGATTGTGGAAGTTGACGTTGAACTTGATCGGATCAGCACCTTGCCCCTTGACGGTGAGCGTGGCGGGGATCGTCGGTTTGATTGCACGGGTCAGCATGGTGGGTGTCTCTGGCTGAGGGGTGGATTACGCAGCGGCGTAGCGGATCGGGTCGGCCTGGAGCGAGAACGTCGCGGTGACGGTCATGTTCTCGTTGATCGACTTCGACGGCACGCCGTTGAACGACAGGGCGCCGACGTAGTAGATCACGTCGCCGTTCGGAAGCGTCTCGCGCAGCACCACCACGTTTTTCGTACGATCGAGTTCGCGCATGGTGTCGTACCACGGCAGATTCGGATCGTAGTCGAGCGTAATGGTCGTGGTCATCGGCGACTTGAACGTCGGCTTCTGACGCTGGCGACCGCCCTGGTCTTCGACGTACTGGTAGGTAAAGTAGTTCTGATCGCCACCCTCGGTCGCGACATCGCGAACCTGCGACAGCGTAACGAAACCACCCACCGTGCGGTACGCGCCGATGCCTTCACCTGCCGGGAAGCGCACGGCATCGGAAGCGTCGAAGCCTTCCAGCGCGAAGCTGTTGGCGGTCGGCGAGTCCGCGCGAACGACAGACTCGTTCAGCTCGGTCCAGCCCGACGCGAGAAGCACGACGGCGCCATCGGCGGGCGGCGTGGCAGTGGTGGCAACTGCGGGGTCCGCATTGGTGAGCGCCGTGACAGCAACGGCGGCACCCAGCGAGGTCGATACGGCGTACTTTGCACCGTTGATGAAACGGGAACCCATGATGACTCTCCTTCGGTTTATGGATGCCACCGCACACGGGCAGTGGGTGGCTCATTGTACCGCTACGTCGCCCGTCCGTTACTTTGGAACCTGGAAGCCGAATTGCTGCGTCGAAACGTGCATGCCTAGCGCGTCTTCGTAGTCGTCGACCGGAGCGCCGTACGGGTTTGCGATGAGCGTGCTGAGTCGAATCGCATCCTCGACTTGAGCCGCGAGAGCATCACACGCCACACGGGACTTCGCGTAACTGCGGATTTGCACTCGCGCATGGTCGTGGCTCTTGGGGGTGTCGCGGTCAACATACCACTCGCGCTCGCCACCCATGCCCTGCCCGATCAGGAACCCGGCAGGCGGCGCCACGAACCCGGCTGGCGTGGTCGCCCAATACACCTTGAGCCCGGTCGCGTTCTGCAACAGCGTGGTCAGTTCTTGCTTGATGTTCACGGCTTCGCCTCGCGCAGCAGTTGCGGCAATTCCTGCCGACCCCGGTCGATCATGGCGCGGCGCACGTCCTGGATGCGCGCATCGTACGCGGGCGCGAGGAACGGTGTCGCGTTGATCCAGATGGGAGCTTTCAACGGTTTGGTTTTGATCGTGTGGTAGACGCCTTTTTCATCGACGAACCACGCATAACGGATGAAGTGACCGAACTCGATTAGCTTGCCCCACCACGCCTTTTGCGCATTCCACGAAACGCTGTAGGTGAACTGCACGGTCGTCGACAGCCGATCGTTGTAGGCGAGATAGATCGCATTCTTGAGCGTGCCGCTGGCGTGTGAGCCACGCGACGTCTCGTTGTACTCGCCTTTGAACTTGTCGGGCACACGGCGTTGCGCTTCGTCGCGCAGGATTTGGCCGCCGCTCACAAGCATGCGGCGCGCAAGGGATTCCCTAAGCGCGCCGCGCAGATGCTCCAGACCCGCCAACCCGCCGCTGACGTCCATCTTGCCCTTAAAGACCTCAGCCATCGTTGCCACCCACCGACGTCACGATGTCGGTCCAGATATGGCCGGCAAGATCGTGGCGCACCGTCGTGATGTTAAAGTACCGACCGGGCTCGTCGAGCAATTCCACTCGCATGCCGGCGTCGATCACACCGGGGCGCTGATAGCGCACGCGGAAGCTGTAGGCGGTGATGTCAACGTCCACGCCCTGCGCGCCGCCTCGGATCACGCCCATACCGCCAGAGCCCCGGATCATCGCCCACAGGTCCATGTGCGGCACCCACGTATCCACGGGCTCGTTCAGCGCGTCGCTCGACGACTCGCGCTTGCTGATGCGGATGCGGCGGTTGAGGTCGGCGGCGTTCATCAGGCACCCGCAAAGATGCGATGGGGATTGGCAAGCCAGCGCGCATTTTCCGGCAGCTCGGGACCAACACCATTCGGAGTGTCGCGGTTGTTGTAGATCACGCCCAGCGTGACCAGTATCGCAGCGAACAGCACGGTATGGCTGTCCGTCTCGTTGACCACGATCCCGTTGCGCGTCTGTCGCGCGTCGGCGAGCGTCGCGTCGAGCTGACGAATCGCAGCTATGCGCGCCTGATCGCGGACTCCGGGATGCGCGATGTTGTCAGCAGCAATGCGCGCGACGTCATAGTCGCTGTACGCCTGCACCATCGCTGCGGGAATAAGTGCCACTGCCGCAGCGAGTGCGTCGGCAGTGGCAAAGAGCTTCCGATTGACGTACGAGGACACCGCGCTTTCTGCGGCCTCGATGTATACGGCGATGATCGCGTTTTCGGTGTTGCCGTCAACACGCAGGTGTTCTTTCGCACGCTCGATCGGAATGATGCTCATGGCGGCTTACTTCTGCTCGGTCGGCTTGCCCTTCGCACCGGCCCGGTTGGCCTCGGTGTTCGCGGCAGCGTTGTCGTTGGCGTTGGTGATCGCGTTGCCCTGGCTGTCGACAGTGCCGGCCGGCAGGCGCGTGTTGTCGTTGAGCGCGCCCAGGGCTTCACCTTCGCTCGTCGCCTTCGCGTTCGTCTTCTTCGCGTAGCCCGACGCGATCAGCGCCTCGGCCTCGGAGTCGTCGACTTCGCCGACCCAATTCGCAGCCTGCGGGTTCTGATTGCCGCCAACGATCGCGGCAGTGAGAAGCTGAATCTTCATTGCGGTACTCCGGTAGTGAGGGGTTTTGTAACAACGGGGCGGCTGTTACACCGCCCCGTTTTCAGCTTACGCCTTCACGTCCGTCAGGGCGGTCGAGAACGTGCCCTTGATGAACGCCTGCGGGCGCTTGACGGCGATCGCGACGCGTTCCTCGGCACGCATGGTGGCGAGGTTGCGCTCGAAGTCATCGACGTTCTCGGTGCTGATGAGAACTTCGACGCCCATGCGGTCGTACACGGTTGCGCCCAAGGCGAAGTTGCCGACCAGGAAGTCGCCCGCCGTCATGGCCGGGGTCGCGATGACGCGCAGGCCCCAGAGACGCTGATCCACGGTGCCCTGCGGATTGGCGAACAGGTACGCGCCGTCGTCGGTCTTCTGGAGTTCGATCATCGCCCAATCGAGCGCGTTCATGACGATGCCATCGGCCGGCAGCAGGCCCAGCGACGCCTGTAGCATCGCGATGCGCAGCACGTCCACGTTGGTGCCGTTCGTCATCGCCGGGAAACCACCCGGAACCGCAAACGCCGTCGCCTGCGGCATGATGCCGTGGAGGTTCTGACCCACGCCCGTGCCGTAAAGGAACTGGCGTTCCTCGACGAAGCCCAGGCCGTAGCGCATTTCGCTGTCGATTTCGCCGATCAGGCGCGGCGCATCGTCCATCGCCTGACGGGTGATCTTGGCGAGGTGGGCGAGCGTGCGCACGACCGCCGTGGCGGAACCCCACGCGTAGTCGCTGTACGGCTTCGACGCACCTTCGGCGACCGGCGCCGCGTTGTTGGTGCGCGTGGTCTGCACGGCGTAGTCGACGCTCGACGTGGCGATCGGCACGGTGCGCAGCAGATCACGCACGACCGGGCGCTCGCGCTGGAGCTGCACGATGTCGGCTTCGCGAACCGAACGGATGAGGCCACCGGCAGCCGCCGACGTCACCTGCTTGACGTTCGCCGACATCACCAGCGAACGCTGATTGCCGAGCGTGCCCTTGTACGACTCGGACTTGGACTTGTAGCTGTCGGCGTTGACGAACTGCTCGCCCCAGGTCTTCGCGCTGGCCTGCTGATCCTGCACGCCCTGCGCAAGCTTTTGCTCCAGCGATTCCAGCTCAGTCTTCAAGCCGTTGAACTGCGTCAGCGCGCTGTCGGCGATTTCACGGATGCTCTTGAGCGACGTATCGTGCTTGGCTTCCTTCGCTTCCAGCTCCTTGCGGATTTCGGCGAGTTCACCGCTGATGGTGCCGAACTTCTCGGACTTCTGGCGGAAGTCCTTGACGGCGTTTTCCAGGGCTTCGGCGAGGTTGCCATCGGCCAGGGTCATGCCGAACGAACGCGACGGATCGCGCGCCATCAGCATGACCGCGCCGATCGCGAGCGGCATCGCATTGCCGGTCAGGATGGTGGAAACGAGTGCCGCCACGGCGATGAGCGCGACGGTGATACGGGAAAGCTTCGGATTGATGCCGAACATTTTTGAATCCTCTTAGAAATGGATGTTGCGGATGCTTTCGATGGCACGTTGGATCGCAGCCGCCTCGCCGTCAGCCTCGCGCTGACCCGTGACAGCCTTCATGCGGGCAATGACGCCCTTTGCTTCGGACCGCGACAAACTGCCGGCATCACGCAGGAAGTCTTCGATATCCGAAATGGTGTGCAAGTCCGCAAGGGACTTGACGGTTTCGATGCGCCCGTTGTCGTTCATGGGGAACGTGACCGGGGACACTTCAAACAATTCGACTTCAAACAGCTTGCGAACCATCGCACGCTCGTCCCACTCGTCGCGGATCGTGCTGTAGCCGATCGACAGACCGCTGAGCGCGCGTTGCTCCATGAGGGCGTGGGCTTCGACGCCCTGCTGCACCTTCATGTTGATTTCGCCCTCGACGTACAGACCCTTGTCGTCTTCCTTGATGGTCGTATACACGCCGATCGGCTGATCCCACTTGTGTTGCCACAACATCGGGACCGGACGGTTCTTTGCTGCGTGCGATTCCAGCGACTTTGCGAACGCACCGCGCATCACCACGTCGCGGCCGTAGTCCACGTCGCCGAATGTGGAGCCGTAGCCCGTGAACGTGCCGTCCGCCGCAACCGACTTGACTTCAAACGGCCGCGTTAGCGTCTTGAGCTTCATCTTTACCTCCCTCGCCCGTGTTAGCCACGGCCGTCATGTTCGTTTGGACAGTGTACTCGTCGCCACCCTCGATTTCGCCCCGTTCTTCCAGGTCGCGAACCTCGTTGCGGCTCATCCAGCCGTTTTGCAGCGCCGACGCGTAGAACTGCATGCGCGTCTTCATGTCACCACGCATCAAGCCTTGTAGCGAGAAGCGAATTTCGATGCCCTTGCCGCGATCGACCGCCGACAGCAGCGTCTTTTCCAACCGCTGCTCCATGCGCACGATCGTCGGCATGATCGAATAGCAGACAAAGAACAGGTTGATGTTTTCGATGCTGCTCGCCCACGACGATGCCTTGTCGGTTTGGTGGATCAACTGCGGCGGCACGTTGAACAGGCGGCAAATTTCCTCGATGCCGAAACCGCGCGACGCAAGTAGCTGCGTGTCGTTCGGCGAAAGGCGGAACGGGGCGCCGCTGATGGGCTTCAAACCCCGCAACAGCGTCATCATCTTGCCGTTGTTCTCGGGGCGCGCGTAACGCTCCAAGATGCGCTCCCACTGCGCGTACTCGGCGTCCGTCATGTTGCGATCGACTTCAAAGAACCCGCCGACCTTCATGCTCTGTTGGAACGACGAGAGCGCCGCCTTGTTGGCCGACAACTGCGCAGCCAGGATGTGCCGACCCAGCTCGATGCGCGGCAACCCCATGTGGCGGTTCGTGGAAAAACCCTTGAAGTGCAGGATGTCTTCCGGGGCGTAGTAGTCGTCGCCGTACTTGTAGCGCCAGCCGACGCGCGCCGGCTCGATGCTCATGTGTTGCGCATCGTCGAATGGCTCCAGCGCGATCACCTTGCGGTCGCTCTCACGACGCACGACGCGGCTGAAATGATTGCCGTCCATGTCCACGGCCGCAGTGCTTAGCGACTTGAACTCGATCGGCGTCTGCATCGCGTTCGGCGAGTTGTGCAGCACGTTGTAGAGCGGGTGATCGGTCAGGACTTTCTTGTCCTTGTCGCGGATGTGGATCGGCAGCGTGCCGATCGTCTCAGCGCGGATGCTCAAGCACGCGTGCACCGCTGAAAGGCGCAGTGCGAGTTCTCGCGTCACTGTGATGTCGCTATCGCTGTCGCGGCTGTCGAAGCCTGCGGCGATGACGGCGTTGGGGCCGTGCGTCCGCCACCCGCCGCGAATCAGACTCCAAATGCTCATGTGGTCAGCCTGCGATGAGAACGCGCGAGAAGTTATAACCTTCGTTCTGCGCTTCGGGGTTAAGGGACATCAGTTGCACCGCATTGAACGTCGCCATCAGCGGGTCGATCTTTGCACTACCGCTGACTTGTTTGGTGATGACTAGTGCGTTGCCCGCGAGCTTAACCTTCGCATTGCCAACGCACCATGCCATCAGTTCCATGCCGGGGTGCTTGATGACGCCTTCCGCAAGCTTGCGCTCGGTCGTCTTGATGGCGCCGGCCAGTCGCCACCCCTGGGTTACGGAGACTAGTTTGTCCTCATCGACCCCTCTTGACAAGATGGCATCCAAAATGGCACCGATCCCGGCCGGATCGCACCCGACCTGGAATAGCAAACCCGCTTCGTTGATCTGCGAAACGATGTCGGCGAGTTCGTCGGTGTCGACGCCGATTTGGTCGACCAAACGCACCTGATCGCGCTTCGCGAAGTCTTGCAGTTTCGTTGCGATGTCCTTGCGTCGCGATAGCACGCTGGGATGCGCCCAAGCGCGATTCCACACGTACCATTCCTTCGTTTTCGCGTGTCGACCGCACACGGCCAAGCCCAACAGGTCGTCCAACCCACCGCCGTCGATGCCGACTGTAACGACTTCGCAGTTGTTCAGTATGTCGGTCAAATCGAAAGGCAACTCGGTTCGGGCCGGTTCCCAATACTCTGCGCCCGGCCAGCGATCGGCACGCAGGTTCAGGCCAATCTCGACATTCAGGTGCTTTGCGAGGAAATCGCGCACATCATCTTCGCCCGCGATCTGCGCTTTCTCGTACTCGCGTATCAGGTACGTCTCGCTGACCGATAGCCCCATGTTGGGGTTTGTGACGTAGAAATTGGCCGGATCGCGGTGTTCGCCGGCCTCCAACATCGCTTCCGGGAACTCAAAGATGACCGACAGAAAACGGTTGTCCTGGATCACGCCGTCGCGCACGTTGCGCGCATAGTCCAGTTTGCTCTTGAACACGCCTGCGGGCGGCTCGTTGCTCTGCGTGGTCAGGTAGATGATGAAGCCCTCGGGACGCGCTGCAAGCCCGCCTGTGGCCTCTCGGATCATGGTGGCCGCGTTGGGCATCTTGCCGAACAGCCACAGCTCGTCGATCAGCACTCCGGCCGCTTTCTTGCCCGACACCGTTTCGTTCGCCGCCGCCACGACCTTGAGCGTTGCGCCCGTGTGGCGATGCGTGATCGTGCGAATGTGGTCCTGGACGTGCAGCAGCTCGCTCAGCTCGGGGTCTGCACGCACCATCGCTGCGGCAGGCTCAAACGAGTTTTTCGCGACCTCGATCGTCGGCGAGAGAATGATGTACTCGGCTTCGTGGCGCCAGTTGAGGATGAGCGCAGTCAGCATGATCGCGGCAGCGTCGGTCGACTTGCCGTTTTTCTTGCTGATGAGCATGAAGTATTCGCTGATGTGGCGAACACCCGTGTCGTTCTCGTAGCTACCGAAAATGTGTGCGACGAACTCACGAATCCAGGGCAACGACACTTCGCCCATCGTCGGCTGATTCGCCGCGTCGACCATCCGCAGCGCATCGAATACCTGCAACCCTTCCTCGGCGTTCTCCGGGAACAGCGGCGCGAATGGAATAAGGGACTCGCGCGAGCGAATCCCTTTCTCTTGTGCGATGGCGAGGTTTTCGATCTTGCCCCGCTTGACGATGCGTTGCCGCCAGTCAGTGCAGGCGGTTGACCATTTGGGTAGCGCGCTCACGGTAGCGGCTCGATGCGCACAACGCCACGGATGCGACGGAAATGCAGCCTGCCAGTGCGCTTGCTGAAACCGACGTGCTGGCGCACAACTCCCAATTCTTCATCGGCTAGCGTAAGCCACTTCATTTCCTTGCCATCGAGCCACACTTTTGCCCTGCGGATCGGCCCACCGTTTGTCCATGCGCGTGCCATCAGTGCTTACTCCCCGGAGCCGACTTGACACGAAACCTGCTACCGGCCTCCACGACCGTTCCGCCGTCCGTGCCGTTCTTGCGCTCGGCACCGGCAATCTCTGCGGCGCGTTCCTTCGCGGTTTGTTTCTTGCCCTTGTCGCCGACCTTCGCGTGCTGGAACGGCAGCAGTGCTTTCGCGTAGTCGGCACGCGCTGCGATCGGAAGCGTACGCAGGTTCATGGCGTCCTTTAGGAACTCCATCGAGTCTTCGTACCGCTCTTGCGGCATCTGATTGCGCTCCAACTGCGCGGACTCGCCGACACCATCGAGTTCGTCATCCACTTCCTGCCGGCGCTTGAAGCCGGCATCGCTCACACGCTTGCCCTTGCGCAACGCCGCCTTAATGGACGGGTGCCGCATGAGCTTCGTCGCGGTCTGCTCGGCACTGGACGCTGCATAGCCGGCGTGAATTGCCGCCTCGCGGTGCGGGAGGCCGGCGAGCTTGCCTGACACAAATGCAGCCTGTTTTTCGGTCAAATTAGCCATAGTTGCTTAGGTATCAGTGAAAAATAATCTGCGAATGCGGGGGCGGGCGGTCTACGCCGGCCGGATGCGCCTAACTTTTACTCCCCCCTCCCCCATCGCGTCAAACCGCGCACATGGCCTGGAGAGCGCGTCGCCGTCGCACTGCCGTGATTCGTGTCGACGTGCACGCTCGCACTTCCTAGCCTCACTGCGATGGCCTCCCGTATCGCTCGACATTCTCTAGTCGCTGTTTCCAACCGCTATGGCATGACGTGCACAAGGCTTGCCAATTAGCACGGTCCCAAAACAGCACGACGTCACCATGATGCGGCCGGATATGGTCGACAACCCGTGCGGGCTCCACGCGTCCACCTTCATGGCAGTGACGGCATAGCGGGTTCGCTTCTAGAAACTCAAGCCTAGCGGCCTGCCATTCACGGCCATACCCGCGCGCCGTTGCCGTGACCTTATCCGTACGCCATGAGTCACCGGACGCGATGCGATCCTTGGCAGGTTGGATGCGTTGGGCGGGTTTCCGTAATTTGGGCATGAGTCACAATTCCCTGCTATTTATTGTTGACACTATTTGCCAGAGCTGATCTAATTCAATGGCGCCAAGCGCATACCCTACCGCACCCCGCCTTGAGGCCATCGCGATGAATCGGACGCTCTATACCTTCACTGTCCAAGTTAACGTAGCTTGCATGCTCACGGACCGTCGGACCTGCCGCACCGTGACGGTCCGTGCCTCCAATGGCGTAAACGCTCGCATGCTTGCACGGGTTGAGATTCCCGGAACGCATCGCATCGTGCGCATCGGCACTGTTAAGCGCGCGGATGGCAACCCATGAACGTACGCAACCGCGCCATTAAACAAACCCGCACGCTAGCTAACGAAGTTATCCGGCTGACCTGGGAAGCGGCCCGCATCCGTCACCATTGTGGCAACCCCGCACTAGCTCGCGCATATGAACGGATGGCCGAAATTAAAGCGGCCCGCGCGTTTGAAATTGCGACCGATAACACAAGAATTTTTGTTGACACAATTCTAGATAGCTGATCTAATCTAGCTTCAAACCACGGCAACGCCTAAAGAGGCCATCCCGATGAACCGCAACCGCGACCACGCGAACCGCCCGACCCCCATCATTCACCGGCAGCCGATCACGCGCCGTGAGCGTGCCAAGCATGACGCATCCACCGCCCGCGCATGGGGCCTGTTCGGCATCTTCATGGTGCTGCTATTCGTCAAGTGCTTTCAAATCGCCATCGCCTAACAAGGAGCCCGCGAACATGCAAGCTATCACCACGCGCTATATCGGACCGTCCCGCACCAAACCGTCGCGAATCAAAGCGAAATGTGACGCGGGTTCGCTAACGGTTTCATACCATTCCGTCGATGATTGCCGCGACCATGCCGAAAAATATGAAAAGGTCGCGCGCATGCTTGCCGAAAAACTCGGATGGATCGGCGAGGGATACGGCGACCTAATCACGGCCAGCATCGGCGACAGTCATTACGTCCATGTGCTGAGCATGGCGCCCGTTCGCTTGCGCAATTTGTGCGCAACCATCACGGCCGGCAACCTTCAAGGGAACCCGTACTGCAATTCCGCAATGCGCGACGCGTTGCGCTTTCTTTCTAACTTCGATGGTCGGGACTATCTCGGCGCCGACTCGCTCAATCACTGAGGCATTCGCCATGCGTAACGGAACCTGCAATTTTATCAGCATCGAAAAAGCTCGCGCTTACTATGCCGAACAAAGCGACGACGCGGACGCGGCGCTAGCTGAGGAACGCATCGCCATCGGCGCTCCGGCCGTGACCTTCCCGACTATCCGTTATGCGGATTCAACGGGCCGCTATTGGACGTGCGAAGCCAGCGAAGACGCGCAACGCTTCATTGCCATGATGAAAGAATGCGGTTATCGCGTCTTTATCAATCCGGCCGCGCCGTACGGCGTGACGTGGTGCCACTACACGGACGGCACGCGCATCGGTTACGCGCAATGGTCGCGCGGCGATACGTCGGTCGGAACCGTGCACATGCCATCGCATAGCGTCGGCACGGGTTTTAAGTATGCCGATAGCATCACGCCCGAAACGTTGCGCGACGCGTTGCATTGTCACGCGCCGGGATGGGCATCGCTTCGCGACGCGGCAAGCGTCCGCAAGTATGCCAATTGGGACGCATTCCACAATGCGGACAGTTTCAAGCGCCAGAGCTATGAGGTTTGATGACATGCCGCGTCAATTTTCCCTTGTTTCCTCCACATACGGCGCTCCAATGGGACGCGCGGCCGATCCTACGCTTTCGGTCGACGTTCCGCGCTCCGTTCGCTTGTTTCGCGTCAACCTGGACAGTGGCGGATACGATGACGGCGGCGCCTATTGGGGTTTCGGCGGCACGCTATGGTGCGCAATGGATGACGACGGTTCGCGACAGTTTGTCCGCGCCGGTTCGCGAGAGTCGGCCGCATTCGCGCTTGACATTCCCCCTAACGCGTTAAAAGTCGCATGTGACGCCACGCGCTACGGGCTCGCGCTACTCGACAACCGCGCGCCGATGCCGCAAGGCAAAAAGCGCGATGACGTGATCGAATGGATGCGCGCGGCTGGCGCTGCAATTTGACTCCCGCTGCTAGTGCGCATGCTCACGCGTGCGCACTGTCGGCAATGTCGCCGGAACCCGCCTAACAGGCCATCCCGAAATGACCATTAAAAGCCATTACAAAATGATTCGCGCGCGGAACCCGTATTACACGGCACGCGATGCGCTAGCAACCGTGCGACGCCACGAAAACGTCACGCTTGCCGACTATCGCGCGAAGCTTGCCGCCTGGGAAGCCGAGCCCGATAAACGTCGATATGCGGCCGGCGGATACGCAAACCGTCCCAAAATGCCGACCCTGTTTAGCTCGCGCCAGCCTTTGCCGGTAAGCGACTGGCGCGACGCTGGAAGCGCCGAGGAAATTCTGTCACTTCGCCACAGCGGTTATTACCGTGACACGTTCCATTCTGAAACGTATGCCGGCCACGTTTGGCAATTGCCGGCGCGCAATGGTGAACCGCAGTTTGTCGCGGGTTACGTGGACGCATGCGCGGCGCATGTCGTTTTTGTGGAGCGCAACGGCCAGCCTGAAATTTTTGATAGTGCGATGGACGCGGCCCGCGCGGCTGATTCCCTGGCCGAGTCTGACGCGGAAGACGAACGCGAGCACGACGAAAAATGGCATGAGGCCAGCAAAGCAAACGACGACCGAAACGAAGCGCGCGAAGAATTGAAAGCGGCACGCAAGCGCGCAAGCGTGGCGGTAGCTCTTTTGCGGTATGACGCTGAAACATACAGCGATGCGCGCGACGCGCTAGCGTATGCGCGCGACGAAATGCGCGAAGCGATCACAACCATTCGCAACACGTCCAAGCGTATCGCTGACCTTGATATCACGGGAGAATTTGGCGCATGAACGCTGCCGACCAAATCGCTACCGCACTAGATAACCTGATCCGTGCACAACCCGGCGCGGATCAGCACAATGCGGTAAATTTCGCGCTCGGCGCATTGTCTCGATATGACGGCGTGCCTACCTCATTCCTGGACTGGCTCGCCGATCACATGGATGCGAACCCCAGCGACGCGGATTTGTGTCGACGCGTTGCCGGCAACGTGCGCAAGCTTGCAAAGCTTTAACGCTCTAACGCGTACGCTCTAGACATAGCGTCATCCGGTCCGATACTGGACCGACCCCACGCCCCGCCTGCCCTAGTGGCTCGCGGGGCGTTTTCGTTTAGCGCCATCGCTCCAGCCTGGAGCATCCCGCGCCCCGCCTGCCCTAGTGGCTCGCGGGGCGTTTGCGTTATGGCCTCAGCCGCGCGCTACGGGCCGCGCGATGGGGCGGTAGCTACTAGGACAGCGGGTTGACACAAAACCCCGCTACGGCGCGTCCAGGGCCTCTAACGGCCGTCTAGCGTGGAACGCTCCAGCGTGGAACCGTGGAACGCGCGCCGACCATGTTCCACGGTGTTTTTCGGGGGTCAATTTCTGTCAACAGGGCAATCCTGTCGACACCCCCTGTAGGGGATTTTTTGGATCAAAATCGAGACGCCTTTTCGCGCGCCATGATTCCGGCCGAAAGAAAAACCCCGGCGCGAGGCCGGGGCGTCAAGATCAGTTTTTATTGCAGCGATCGACTCGTCGCAATTTTTCCCACCACGTACACGGGTTGCGCGTCAGTCGCTCCCGATCGGCCCAGCGTTCCACGAATCCGATCGCGCGCTTGCGGTCCTGTTCCCGCAGATACACGTTGTCTTCCAGGTCCGCAGCGCAGTCGTCTTGTGCACCTTCCGTCCGCGAAAGCTCGACGCAGTACAACCTACCGTTCGGCAGATTGCGCGCCGGTAGGTTGGTCTGCACGCCCAGGATCAGCGAGTCCAGATCGCTCGCGGGCGAGTCGTCTTTGACGCGCCCGTTCCCGCACGCTGTCAGGCACAGCAGTATCGCTACGATCACGCAGGGTCGGTTCACGGCGCTCATCCTCTTGTTTCTGTGTGTTGTAGGTGTTGCGCGCATCGCTGACGACAACCTCGACACGATCGCGCTGCTGCGTGGTCTGCTGCACGTCACCGATCGCGCGCGACGTGTTGGTAATGACCTCGCCGCGCTGTTCGCCACGCGCCGCAGCTTCGCGCAGATTCGTGTAGTGGTTGACGCCGAACGTGACCAGCAGCGCCAGGACGATCGACGCGATCAACGCAACGATCAGGTCAGGTTTCATCGCGCGCGTCTCCCCAGCCTCGCCGATCGTCCGAATGCTTCGGTTCGCGATCGTCGATGCCGCTGATCCACTTCCACCACGGCGGGAGATACGGCGTCGTCAGGAAGACCGTCGCGAGCCCGACGCGGAATATGATTTCGTAGAACGACGGCCAGTCCGATGCCAACCATTCGTGCCCGACGATACCGATCGTCGCGATGCCCGCCAGGATGAAACCGATCAGCCGCGCATTCCAGTGAATGCCTTTGCGCCAACGCAGATCGTTCGCCCGCGCGAGCATGGTGATGCCGATCAACAGCAGTGACACGCTGCTGATTATGTAACCAAGAATATCCATACATCAGCCTCCCGAACGCTTGCGAAGAAACGGCACCCACTCCACCCATGTGCCGTCTTTGATGAATCCGATGAGTGACGGAATCCAGAAACGCGTCAAGCACGCGATGACTGCACCCATTCCGGCCTGCGCGCCATCCGTCAAATCCAGCTTCATCCAATGAGCGATTGCCGACTGCGTGAGCGCAGTAAGCGCACATCCCATGAAAATGCACGCGAAGAACAGGCGAAACATTCGACCTCGCGGCTCTACTTTGTCACCGAAACTGAATGACGAGTAAGCCCCGGCCGCACAGGCGACCAGGACGTTCAAGGGAACCCCGATGTAAGCCACGCTGATGTCGCGCGTTATGAGGGCTAGAGAGCCGGCGAAGGCGGCGACAACAGCATCGAACCGCATAGGTAGTCTCCGAGCCGGGGATGTGGTATGGGGGCGAATCCTACACGCCTGCCAGCACGCGCGCCACTTCCCGGCCCGCCAGCCATTTTCGGGCGTCGTACGCGGCCAGATCGTTCTTGTTGGTGATGAAGAACAGCTCGACGATGATCCCGCCCGCCTGCACGAACGCGAGTCGCGAATGCTGACCGCTGTTCTCGGGCTTTGCGCCACGATTCTTGATGCTCAGCGTCGAGCTGATGACCTGACAGATGCTCTCAGCCAACACCTTGTCGCGGCTCATGTTGCACAACGCTTCCACGCCCGACGCACTCGCCGGCCCTGCGTTGCAATGGAACTCAACGGCGGGTCGATGCTGACGCGCCAGTGCAGCCGCCGCACTCAGCGGTAAGTTGGTCGCCGCCTCGCCATCCGTTGCGTGCTTGATGTTGTCGCGCAACAGGTAGAACGAAACGATGTTGCGGAACTCTGCGGCGATGGCGGCTTCGGTACGACCGAAAGCACACGCGCCAGGATCGCTATTGCTATGACCGGCTGACAGAAGCATTGCGGCGTTCCTCTTGGATGATGCGATGGAGTTCCAGCTTGGGATGCTGGCAGGTCGGTGCGATCCACACTCGATGGTTTTGCTTCTCGTATCGGATCACATCGAAGTGGTAGCCGCGTGCCTTGAGCATGTCGGCCAATTTCTGACGACTGACGCCCGTATGCGCATGCAGGTCTTGGATTTTCACGACGGGACGCAGGAACGCGATCAGCGAACGATGCGCTTCCAAATCCTGCATGCACTTCCCGATCAGCATGGACTCGTAGTAGTCCCGAGCTTCCAAGGTCACGGGCGGCGGCGAGGTTACAGGGTTGCGGTTACAGACCATTTTCAGTTGCTCCGGCCTTACAAATAAATGTTGTAGAAGTAAGTTAGGCAACTCCCTTCTACATTTCTCTTTTTTCTGGACCATCTATTTCTTACTGTAACCACTAACCTGTAACTTTTATAGAAGAAATAGTAGTAAAAAGAAAGAGTTAGCTCTTGGCTCTAGGGTTACAGTATGGGTTTCAGTTGGGCTTGGAGGCATCCAACCGTGACCTCAGAGCGTCGTTATCGTCTGAAATTCCGTTGATGATCCACACTCGATGCGCTTTTCCGTCCCATTTCAGCACTTTTTCGACCTGAGAGAACCCCAACCGTGTAAGTAGACGGTTGACCTCCACGCCTTTGGGGACGTCGAAATTTTCTAACTGGCCGCGAATTTTCAGCGCGCCGGTCAGACAGCCGCTCGACAGCACGGTAGAAGTGACCCCGTACGATCCTTCCTCGATAATTTGAGCGGCGATCGTTTCCACATCATCACGGCTCGACGCCATCATCCGGCGCTTCTCAGGGGTCAGCGGGGCGTAGGCACTGCCAACGACCTTCATATCTACGTCTACGCTCAGCAGCCACGCGCGCAACTCGCCTGCGCACGTCTTATACGCATGGTCGATGGCGTCGAATCGCGCCTGGAACTCATCGGCCCCCAAACCACAAAACTGCCGCATCCCTGCGATGGACTCCCAGGGCGTAAAGATCACGAACCAGCGCCGGTCTTCCGGTTCCAACGGCAACGCATCGTTGTGGTTCGACAGCGCAAGGTGATTGGTGACATTGAATACGTCGTGCGTCGTCTTCCCTTTCGGGTTGATGTTGACGACATTGTTCGTCACAAATTCCTTCATGGCGTTGTAGAGCGCATGGCGCTCGCGGCCCGTCAGGTGGATTTCTTCGATGACGTTGACGGCGGCACGCACCGCCCAATCATTGAAGCCACCTGAGTTCTTGAGCGACGAGTTGCCGGTCACGCTAACGTTGCGCCCGCCCATCACTGCACGCAGCACGGCGCCAATGATCGACTTACCGTCGCCGGGTACGCCACGAATGATCGGCGACCAACGAATCTTGCGTCCCGGTTGCTGCACGGCGAACGCAAGCCAGTGCAGCAGTGCCAGATAGACAGGTTCGCGCCGCGCGCACATATCCCACAACAGCGACTTGAACGCCTCGATGCCCGCAACGCCCGCAGCGGTGTATGCAGTGGCCGTATCGGGCACGCTGTTCGGACTGTAGAGGTTGGCATGCTCCAGGCCATCCCACACGAAGTAGGGCGGCTGATCGGGGCGATACGACACCCGGTCGACAACCTGCATGCTCCAGCGATGCAACGCCCACTCAGCGGCGTTCTCGCGTCGGCCCGAATCGGTCATCGGCATGTGCTTGCCGTACGACGACACGAAGCCCTGCATGGTCAGCTCCATGCCGTTGTCGAGATTGAAGAACTTATCGTTGCTCAGCACATAGCAGTGGTGCATGACCCACGACGGCACGTCACGCGCACCGGCAATGATCGGAGGGTTGATGAGCGCACGCACCTTGCCGATCGGCAGCTTGGCGTCGAAGAAATCCAGTTGCTTGTTGACGGCCCTCGCCAGCTTCTCGCTGATGGCAGGCGGAATCATCGCCGCACGTATCGCCGGGATGACATCGTTGTGCATCGCCTCCAACGTCGGGCAGGCAGTGACTTGATCCATCAGTTCGGCGAGCCTTGCCGACTGCTCGTCGGTGATGACCGGCGCTGCCACCATTTGCGTATGCACAGGCGGCACCGGGCCATACAACTCCGTCTGCGCCGCAACGCTACGTTCGGGCTCTTGATACACGGCAGTGCAGCCAGCAATCGCGTTGGCGATGGTGTACGTCAGGTACGTGCCACCAGGACGATGCGTGTTCCACTTCTCGCGCACCATGCCCGACCGACGCATCAGGCGCTCCATGCGCTCGGCATCGCAACCCGTCCAGAACGCAAGGTGCGCCGCCAGCGCCATGTCGTGTTCGCTATTGGGCTCAGCCTCGCCCATCCACAACTGACGCAGCGACGCCTTCGCACCGAACGCAGCCGCAGCGCCTTGCTTGGCATTGAGCATGCGACGAATCAGCTCATCGTCATCAGCAGGCCCACGCCATTCAGCGCGCACTGAGGGGCCATCCACCACGGCGCGCGGCGGGAAGTACGTCTCGATGACAGACGCCAACGCAGCGTCGCACTCGGTATCAGCGTTGCCCTCGGCCTCGCCGTCAATAGCGAAGCAAATGCCACGCAGATCGCTATACAACTCGTAGTGCAGGCCATGCACGTCACGCGACCGATGCGGCGGAATGCCCGCAGCGGTGCGACCGATCACATGCACGCCGTTGCCGCTCGACGAGATTTCCACCATTGCGCCGGGGAACGCCTGCACCATCGCCGATGCGTGCTGATTCAACACGCAGCCATCGGTAACGCACTTGTCCAGGTCGAGTAGGAAGTAACCCGCATCGGCGGTCAGCCGGAAGCCGTGTGCATAGGTGACACCATCTTTCAAGATGGCGGCGCGCTCTCGCAGTGAACGCACGTACGTGTCGACATTATCGAAGTCACACCAGTTACGTGAATCCCCCGCGTCGATCGGTCGCGGATTGCCGTCAAGAGCACACGGCGTTTTCTTGTATTTCTGTTCGTCAGCGTCCCACACCAAACGCCACACGAACCACTGCGGGATGCTTGTCAGCGCACCCAAACTGTTGCGAAACGACATGCCCTATCCTCTCCCGTTGGCCGGGCCACTATACACCTGCCAGAATATGCCTCACACAATGCTCGGCAACGGCCCGCGCAATGCCTGGGTACGTCTTGCTGCGTTCCTTCCAGCGATCGTCGCTCGGCCCCAAACGATTCTGTCCGCTATCGGTCTGATTCGACCATCGCTCGACGATCTTGCCGTTGTGCAGCACCTTGCGACCGGGCACCCGCAACGCCGGGTCTTTCTCAAGCGGAGGCAGGTTCTTTAGCCATAGGAACGTCTCTTTGCTCGCGTCGTCGCCGAACTCGTATGGCTGGATCACGCAGTCAGCCTTGCGGATGCGCGTACCAATGCAGCCACGCGGGTTCTCCAAAACGATGTGCTTCATCGGCGCGTCCAGCATTTCGCGCACGAACACCAACGCTTCCTCGGTCTTCTGAGCGCGCGGCACACCGTCGACCATCACGCCCCGCTTGTTCCAGTGCAGACCGCTCGCGCATACATACGTGCACTCGGGATGCACGATGAACAGATCGAAGAAATACGGCGGGAACTGCCGCAGCAGCCAACGCAGATCGCACTGGAAGTGGAACGGCGACCCATCATCAGCCGGCAGGTAATCGCACGACCATGCCTCTACCCCCAGCGCGCGTAGAGCTTCACGGATCGCACCGGACGTCTCACACCCCACAAGCGCACGGATGTGCTTCACAGCCATGTGCCCCTCCAGGATTGGAACGTCACCATGCGCACGCGTCGACCGCACCCCGCCGTGAACTCGCGACCGTTCCACCATAGTGTCAGCATCCCGGCGACGTCGCTGAATTTGCAGTCGTAGTAGCCCTGCCCTATCGGCCGCGTATGCGACGGCATCCAGGGGGACATGCGCCCCGGCGTGTCGATCGGCGCCATCACCGGACTAATGACCTCGACACCGCTGCGTGCAGCGCAGTGCACCGCCCCGCAGCGATTGCAGCGCACTGCTGTCGTCTCGTCGCGCTTCATGCGCGACGAGACGTACGCGCCCAGGTAGAGCGGCGTGTTGCATCGGGCGCAATTAGCCACGGGGCACCTTGCCGCTACATGTGCAGCATTCGTCGCGAGTCTCGCTATAGGTGGCAGGCTTGTTCGTGGTCGGCTTCATGTTGCACTTCCATCCAAAACGGCGTGCTTGCCTACGTGCATCGCCAATGTTCTGAGTAACAAAATGCGTCTCAGCGCCACACTCATCACACGTCAGGATCACCGCATGTTGCGCGCTCATGCCTCGTCTCCCACCTTCCAGATCACTTCGTCGTTCAACCGAACTTCGGTAACGCCGGCCATATCGCGCCAGTGCATCATCGGCTTGGGACGTTGCGAGTTTCGCATGAACGCTTCGATGTAGACGCACGCATCCATAAGTTCTTCCTGTAGATGCTGCAACCACTCCATCGCTGACAGGTCGTCGCGTTCCGTGGTCGTGCCGTACTTGATGAACCCGATCTGCGAGCGCCGCAACAACTTCTCGCGCACGGCCTCGACGTTAGCGTCGTTCATCACGATGCGCCTCCGGTTCGCTGTCGAATGCTTCATTGACTTGCCGCCAATACGCTTCCTGCAACCGCAGGTGGCGAGCCTTCAACCCTTCCACCTGGGACTTGAGGCCACGAATCTTGCGACGGTTGCGCGTCTGCAAGATGCCGTAGAACAACGCGAACAGCGCGAGGATGTAGAACACGGTCATTGCTGTGGCCTCGGGATGGGTGGGACGACAGGACGCGGAACAGGAATCGGCACGGGCACTCGCGGCCGGCGCGCTGCAATCTCTGCCGCACGCCGCTGCACGCTCTGCCAGGGGATCGGGTAGCCGTTCAGCTCTTTGTGGAGCTGCCACATTGCTTCGCGCTCATCGCGGGTCATGGCTATCCTCGCTCGCCGGGGTGTAGGTCCGCAGGGCGGACAGTTGGGCCTCTAGCCGCGCCGCCTTGTTATCGGCCGCCTCCCACTCCTTGCGCGAAATATCGTGGGCTTCCTTCCACTCGTCGCGCTCCCGCTCCGCCCGAAGCGCGCGTGACAGCAGTCGGTCGCACATTTTCGGCTCGGGGCATGCGCCGTCGTGCTTTGGGTTGCCGCAGGTGAAGCATCGCGTGTCGCTCGCCTGCGCGGCCGGGGGTGCGGTGCGACGGTTCCACGCTGACAGCACCCTCGACCACTTGTCGCTCATGTAAATGCGGCAGGGCTTGCATCCAATGGTCGTCTTGCTGCCGTAGTTCTTGCGCTCGACGTGCGCAGGCCCGCCACAGAACGGGCAGACCTTCGGCTCTCCGGTTGCCGCCTCCCCGTTGCCGCGTGGCGCGGCCTCCTGCGCGTGGGGCTGCGCCAACACCGGATCGACGACCGTGCGCAGCCATGCAAGCAGCGTCGGAACATCGGTTTGGTCGGCCTCGTCGGTCGCGTGCGCCACGATCTGAATCTCGCGCAGCGCATCCACCGCAGGCTGCCCGTGGGGTGCGGCCAGGGTCGCGCTGAGAATGCTTGCAAGCTGCATCGCGTGTTGCGCGCACGCTGACCGATAGTGCAAGTGGTTTCGCTCGTCCTTCGCTGCCGCGTCCATGTTGGCAACTAGCGCCCGCAGCGCATCCACCGCCCCCGGCTTCGTGTTGTCAACCATTGCGCCACTCCTGGTTATTGGCATCCCAAACCATCGTCTTCGCATACCCAAACGGTAGCGGGGCGGGCGAATCCCACTGGACATGCCACGCGTGAGCTAGTGCCTCATCCAGATTCTTGAAGCGCGAATCGGGCAACAATACGGCCTGCCACGGCAAACACCGCTTGCAACGCTTGCAGTTGTTGCCAAACTGCCAGCAACCACGGCACACCGTCTGGACATCGCTCACGCCTTCCGGCGTCACGGTGCCGATCACAGTGATGTCGCCTTCCGGCGAGCCCATGTCGACACCCACACCCACACCCACACCCACAACCGCAAGCACCTTGCCGCTCTTATCCTTGATGGTCACGCTGTCGCCGTCTTTGACAGTAAACGGCAGAACGACCATCCACTCAGCTGTGCAGATCAGTTCGTCATCCATTGGTCCACCCCGCGCTCATCAGTTCTTCCAGCTTCGTCGCATGCTTGGCGATCTTGACGTTGATCGCGTCGCGCTCGATCGCAGCCTCATGGCACGCTTGCTTGTGATGTGCGAAGCCCCACCAATCGGCGTGCGGGTCGATGTGCGCAACGTACTGGCAGTGATAGTCGTGCCGCACGCGCCAGGACTCCGCTTCGCCTCGCAGCGTTGCCACCAGCTTGATGAGGTCGTCGATCTGTTGTTGCGGCGTCGGACGCAGTGCCGCGATCAGTTTGCGCACAGCACCACCCCCATCACTCGGTCGATCGCCGCGCCCATCAGCACCGTCGTGAACATGCCGATCAGATAGCTGGGCATGTCAAATTTCCACTTTCTACGTTCCATCTGCCTCTCTCCCGGTAGGTAGGGTGACAATACACCCGTCCCCAAATAGTGTCAACAATAAAAAACCCCCGCACTTGGCGGGGGCTCGGGGACTTACCACACTGTCAGATGCGGGGCGCCGGCTTGTCGCATCCTGGCGTCGTGCCGTTGTCGATGACGATCACGTTTTCCGTCTCGTCGTAGCGGAGCCGTTGGTCATCGAACCACTGCGACTCCAGCTTGACGCGCGACTCGTCACTGCGCGGCTGCAAGAGCGTCTGATTGCAGCCCGTGATGTAGTCGACGTGCCCGATGGCGACACCGGTAAATCCGCTGATGATGTCGCTGTACGTGGCACCTAGCTGCACGCGGCTCATGCTGCGGCGTCCACGGTCGGCACGGGCACCGGGATCGCGATCGGCGGCGCCTTCGGTTCGCGCGCGGCGGTCACGACCGGCACATGCGCGACCTCGGCGTGGTGGCGGACCTCGGCGGCGAGTTTGCCGTCAAGCACCGCCTCAACGGGCGCGCTCGGCGAGGATGCGGGCTTGCTCACGCTGGAACGCTTGCTGCCACCAACCGACTTTTTTGCGGCAGGCGCCTTAGACGCAGTGCGGCCACGGGCCTGCGGGGTACGGGTCGACGCCACTGCGGACTTTTTTGCGACACGCTCCGATCGCGGCACCGTCTTGACCGCGACGCTCTTGCCGTTCACTGTCACCTTGCGCGGACCGTGCGCACGCAGCTTGACGCCAATCGCTTCCTGCTTGGCCTTGTCGGGCTCGACCACGCCAGCCTTCCTGGCCTCGCGCTTCACCAGCTTGCGCATGTCGTCCACGTTGCCGACGTGGTGCGTAACCAGCGACTCCGTGACACCCGCAGCTTCCGCGAGGTTGCGACGCGTGATGTTGGTCGTGCCGATCTTGCCGGCAAGCTTCACGCCCGCCTTGATGATGCGCTCTTTGGTGTCCACGATCTTGGGCATGGGATGCCTCCGGTTGAAGTTGTTGACGAGATTGTCAGAAGTTGGGTTTGGTGTCAAATGACCCCGGACCCGTCGAGAAACACGCATCGCCACCTTTCGCGACGATGAAATTGATGAAATTGAGTTGCGCCGACGCACGCGCATCGCGCGGGTTGTACTTCCAGCCTTCCTCTTTCATTTCGCGCGCGACGAATTGACCGATCACCGTGCCCACATGATGCGGGCCAATCAGCACGGGCTTGATGCCGATGAGGTCGCTGCTCTTGGTGACTTTGTTCTGCGCCTTCGACTCGTTCCACAGTCCGTAGCGCACCAATACGCCGCGCTCGTCGACATACGCACCGACGTTGTTGCGCGTCAGCCACACGCCCTTTGTCGGCGCTTCCAGGCGCACCAGCGATTGCATGCGCGTCTCGCTACCGGGCGTGCCTACCGACTCCACCACGGCATCGACGCTGGCGTGCGCAACCCCCAGCCCCACGCGCAGATCGAGCAACGCAGCAGCCGGGATGTTCCAGCGCGCGGCCCACTCATCAAGGTTCACCGACGCACCCTGATACTGATGTCGTTGCTGACGTTGGGTTGAATGACCATTGCGCTTTCGGTCGTGACGTTGAAGCACTTTTCGCGCTCATCGTACGTCAAGCGCAACCAAGAGCCATCGGGCGCAACGCATTCCACCATCATGTGCGTCTCGGATGTTCCAACAACTTCGCTGACCGGCCTGCCGCCTTCCCATCGAACTGTGCGATAACGCGCGTACTTGTTCACTGCACCACCACTTCCAGCACGGCGAATTGCCGCGCCTTGTCAGGATTGTTGTGTTCCTCGCGCGTCCGCAACACCGCAGCGCGCACATGCGCCGCTTCCGCATCGGTGAACACGGCGGGCTCGCTGCTGTCGTCAGCGGCAGTCGCCATCACCGCAGCACCCAGGAACGAATAGACGACGATGTGCACGTTCATCGTTCTGCCTCCGGGGTGTTGCAGACGGTCAGGTGGGACGTCTCGGCTACGCGAAAGATGCGCAGCCCGTTCACTGCGGGCTTGCAGTTACCGTACCGCTTGAACGCTTCGCTGTACGCCAAGTCGTGTTCCAGGCTGTCGATTTCGGCCTGCCCCAAATACACCGCATTGGCGGGCTTGCCGAACTTCGCTGCATGGGCAATCGCAGCTTCGCGGATCGCACGGATAATCATAGGACGGGCCTTCTACGCGGCTTGGGGATGTGTTCGACCATGCGCGAGAGCGGAACCTTCGCGGTGCCGCCCTTGCCCTCCAAGCGGCGACACATCCACTCGGAGCAATCTTTCTTGCAGGGGTACAGCAGGCGATAGCGCACGCCGCCGTTGGTAACGATTTCGTCGCCGTCACGCATCGCGGCGCTCGCCCCTATTAGGGAAAATCTGGCGAGCAATTGCAGTCAACAACACCCACAGCCCCAAGAACGGCCAATAACCGATCGTTTGCAACGCTTCCGGGAGGAAGGTCAGGTAGACAGGTGCGAGCCACGCCCACATTCGCCACAAGACCCACACGCAGCCCGCGTAAACGGCAAGCAATACCAAGAGAACTACAAGCTGGATGGTGATAGTGCGCATGGTCAGCTCTCCGGGGTGATGCCGCGATTCAAATCCCACGCGGGCTTGTGTCCCACCGCGTCGATCATGGCGATGGAAATCTCGTCAGCCGGCGCGGTCGCCTCCAGCGAGAACGGATAGGCAATCCAGTATTGCTTGCCGTCCGTGTGGGTGAAGGTGGCCGGCGTGTACCGGGCGCCGCCCAGCTCGATGCGGGTGTCATCCAGCGGCATGCACACGATCGTGCCGGCATCGGCGCCATCGACGATCAGGACATCAGTTGCGTTGCTCATAGGTTACTCCCTGTCAGGTATGGGGCGAGCGATGCGGAACTCGTCGCCATTGATATGCTCAACTGAAACCTGATATCGGCAACGATCGTGTTCAACGTACGTGGTGCGGATATTGTCGCGCGACGACCCGTGCAGCGGACCGCCGACGAACAGCACCGGCCCCTCGGGCACCGTCTTGTCTACCACGTTGATACGCCACGGCACATCGGCGTCATGTACGCATAGCGAATCATACGCGTCGACCTTGATCGTAACTTTGTGGTGATCGCACAAGTCGAACAGCGCCCGCTTAAACCGATCGAATTTGTCGCTCATTTGCTCATCACCTTGTCGAGAATGCGTTGACGCAATTCCATCGCTTGCGCCGATCCTAACGCCTGAGCCGAAAGTGTGTCAACTCCGAAATCCAGATAGAAGCGGCGGTTGGCGACCCGTTCGTCCAGATTGGGCGGCATCACCAGCGCCATCGCCTCGCGCAACAATCGCTGTGCCGCCTTGCGATCGTGGTGGGCGTTGATCTTGGCGGCACGCACTGCCGGCCCCAAGCCCTGCGGAATGGGCACGAAATCGCTGTCAACCTTGCGCTTGGCCTCCAGCAATTCCGCCAGCACTTCCGGCGTCAACAAGATCAGATCGCCGTCGACAAACTGCGGCTTGCTCCGATCGGCCGGGGGTGGCGGCTCCATCCCGCAATAGGGGCACTGCGGCATCATGCGGTGATACGGCTGGTTGCACTCCGGGTTGACGCAGGTGCGCACTGGCTCGCCGTCCGTAGCGCGCGTCTTGCGCGAACGCGCCTCCAGGCTCCACGGTTCCTTGCGCCAGTCGGGCGGGCCACCGTGACGAATGACGTTGCCGACGTGATCGAAAATCATGGCAACGGGCTTCTCGCTCTCGGCCAGGATGCGCTTGCGCGTGGCGACGTCGAAGCTATCCCACATTTGCGCTTGCAGCTTGGTAATCATCAGACGCAGCGCGCGCCCGAATTGCTGCACATACAAACCATAGCTCGCAGTCGGCCGCGCCATGCTGACGCACTGGCAGGCTGGCACGTCCACGCCCTCGCCGAACAGGTCGACGTTGACCAACTGCAACAGCACGCCCTCGCGGAACTCGCGCATGTACTTCAAACGATCGGCGTCAGGAGTATCCGCATGCACGACCACCGCAGGCACGCCGCACTTGTTGTACTCGGCCGCGATCGTGTTGGCGTGGTCGACGTCCACGGCAAATGTGATGCCACGCTTGCCGCGCGCGTACTTCAAGTACGTCTGAACCACGTCACCGACGATGCGCTGCGATTGTTTGACACGGGCTTTCGCTTCCTGCGAGAACTCGCCGTTGTCATTGATCTTGACGTCTTCCAGGTTGAGGTCTTCAACCTTCGGCGCACGAATCTCGTAGTCGGTTAGATACGCTTGGTCGATCATCCAGCGCATGTTCGGACCGACCACCAGCGCGTCGACCAACCCGCCCTGCCCGCACCCCAGGCCCTTGCCGTCAGCGCGCAGCGGCGTGGCGGTCGGGAGCAACACCTTCGCGTTGGGGAACAGCGAGATTGCGCGGCCCCACTTGTTGTCTTCCAGGACGTGATGTCCCTCGTCGTTGTGCACCATGCCGACTTGTGCAACCCACGACGGGTCAAGGTCACGACGGATAAGGGTGTCAACCGATGCAACACGCCACTTCGCGCGCGAGTCGTAGTAGCTGCGACCCGTTTCCTTCATGTGTTCGTTGACGATCGCGCGGATGGTGTTCTTCGGCGCAATCAGATCGTGGCGCACACCCTCGTTGGCAAGCGCAATGCTGATCTGCGACACCAGCTCGCTACGATGCGCGATCGACAGACCGCAGCCCGTGTAGTCGCGCGCAATGTCGCCCATCAGCACCGTCTTGCCGCCACCCGTGGGGATCACCGGCATGACCACGCGCGCACCGGCATGCCATGCCGTGTAGACCTGTTGCTTGACGTCCTGCTGAAAGCCACGCAGACGACTCACAACGGATAGTCCTTGACTTCGGCCCACATAAAAACTTCGTGGTACGACACAGTGTCATACCCGTTGGCGCAATAGAACTTCTTGAAGTGCGCGTTATGTTGCGCAAAGACAAGCTCATGGTCGTAGCCGTACTTGTGCACGATCAAGACTTCTTCCGCGTCAGGCGGTAACTTTTCGTCAACTCTGTACCACGTCAATTTGGTCTCGATGCTCATGCGTTCTCATCCGGTGCGACGAACTCGGCCCATTCTGTCGGGTGACGGAATGGCCTGCTGTCCTGATGCACCCAGCCCGTGCCGATCCGGCGCCCCTTGTCCCACTCGCCCGTGATGCTGCTGTGCACCAGCACATCCTTGCCGAACGCCGGCTGTATCGGGCCGCTGACACTTTTCCAGTCGATTGACACTTTTTGCTCTCCGGGGGTTGCAATGGTGTCAACTATGGGCTAACGTTCGTCCCGTGGCAAGCCCGCCACCCATCCACTTACGGAGTCACCCAATGCAACTGAACATGCTCGCTGGCTGCATCCTGTTCGCCCTGCCGCTCAACGCCACACAGGACGATGCGCTGGCCGTCATCGACTCGATCGCCGCACAGTTCGGCGTGACCGACTTCGGCCGCACCGGCACGATCAGCCCGCAGGACGCTTTTCTGGAAGGCATTACCACGCGTACCGATGCCGTGGACAACGCCGTCGCCGCGCTGACCGGCACCGGCCCCGAAGTCGACGCCGCCGGCACGCCCTGGGACGAGCGCATCCACGCCAGCACGAAGACCAAGACCGCCAAGGGCATCTGGACGAAGCGCAAGGGCGTGGACGATGCCACGTTCGCGAAGGTGATGAAGGCGATCACCGCGACCACAGCCGCCCCGGCCGCACCGAACGCCGCGCCGCCCGCCGTCACTGCCGTTCCCCCGCCGCCCGCGCCGGCCCCGATCGCTCCCGCCGTTCCCCCGCCGCCCGCGCCGGTCGTGACGCGCTACACGCAGTTCGTCAACTTCCTGTCGCCGCACATCCGCAGCGAAGCGAACCCGAACAGCCCGATCGACGATACGTGGGTTCAGCAGACGCTCGCCGCGTTCGGTATCCCGGACGGCACGCTGCCGAACCTCGCGCATGCGACGGACGCCAAGATCGACGAAATCGAAACGGCGATCCGCGCTTCGTTCACCGCTGCTGGCCTGATCTAAGCCATGCAGGCCGCTCGCATCCCGTACCTGCGCCCCTCGGGTGCGGCGGCGTGGGTGAACTGCTCCGGGTACGTCGCCATGTGCGAGGCGTACCCGGAGATTCCCGACGAAGCCGACAACGAGGTTCGCGAGGATGGCACTGCCGCGCACTGGCTGGCAGAACGCTCTTGGCGCGGCGTGGTGATCGACGTTGGAATGCTGTCGCCGAACAATCGCGTGTGTGACGAGGAAATGCACGATGGCGTGACCCTTTACGTCAATGAGCTTTACAAGGTCACGGATGCCGAGTGGTACATCGAGCAACCCGTCAAGTGCGACACGATCTATCCCGGCATGCAGGGCACGCCCGATGCGTGGTGTTATCGACCGGGCTTCCTGCGCGTGTGGGACTTCAAGTACGGTTTCAAGTTCGTCGAAGTGTGGGAGAACTGGCAGTTGATTTGCTACGCGGCAAGTCTCTGCGTGACGCTGAAACTCCCGCCTGACACCTTGATCGAGCTGCGCATCATCCAGCCTCGCAGCTTCCACCGCGAAGGTCCGGTGCGCACCTGGACGACGACGTACGCATCGCTCGCGCCTTTCATCGAGCGGTTGCGTGCAGCGGCGATCGACGCGATGAGTCCGATCCGCAAGTACACGCCGGGTCCGTACTGCACGGACTGTCCCGGCCGGCACGCGTGCCCTGCGCTGCAAGCCACGACCTACATGGCGATGGAACTCAGCTACGGCGGCATGCCGTTGGAGCTGGATGAGCGTGCCATCGCTGCGGAGCTGTCGCGGCTGTACGACGCGCAGAAGCGCATGGAAGCCCGCATCAGCGGCTTGCAGGGACAGGCGGAACACATGCTGCGCGGCGGCAAGGTCATTCCCGGTTGGTCGCTTGAACCGGCGTTCGGACGTGAGCGTTACAACGAAGCCTCGGACCGCGCGATTCTCGGGCTCGGCAAGCTTTACGGTGTCAATCTCGCAGCACCCGCAAAACCCATCAGCCCCGCACAGGCGCGCAAGCAACTGCCCGCCGTTGCACAGGCTGCGCTCGCAGCACTGACCCACAAACCGTCGACCGGCGTTCACCTGAAACAAGTCGACAAATTCCAAGCCCGCAAGGCTTTCGCTAAGGAGTAGAAAATGGCAGGTAAAGGTATCGAGTTCAATTCGCCGGTCGGACGACTCGTGCAGGGTGGTTTCACCTTGGAACAGAAAGTCGATCTGCGCACGAACCAACCGAAGACGAACAAGGATGGCACCCCGATGATGGAGTGCTTTCTTGCGATCGCGATCGAGAAGAACAACCCGGACTGGCCTGCGTTCTACGGTCTGATTTACCAGGCTGCGCGGCAATTCTTCCCGCACTTGGTCGATCCAACCACCCAGGCCATCACGCATCCGCGTTTCGCGTTCAAGATTCAGGACGGCGATGGCGTGGACAACAACGGCAAGAGTGTTGCTGACAAGCCGGGTTTCGCGGGCCATTGGATCGTCAAGATGGGCACGCAGTTCCTTCCCAAGTGCTTCCATCGCGGCAAGTACGATCCGATGCAGCAGATTCAGAATCCCAACGAGGTCATCAAGCGCGGTTATTACGTGCGCGTCAACGGCATGATTTCGGGCAATGGTGTGCAGCCGGGTGATCCGCAGGCGGTGCCGGGTCTGTTCATCAGTCCCAACCTCGTCGAGCTGTTCGCACCGGGCGAGGAAATCACCAGCGGCCCCGACGCTGCGGAAAAGTTCGGTTCGATCCCGGAGCCGGCGTACATCCCAGCCGGTGCGAAGGCGGGCATGGCGAGCGGCCCGGTTGGCATGCCGGGTATGCCGCCTCTGGCACCGCCTCCGGCCGTTCCCGGCATTCCGGCGCCGTCTGCCGCACCTGCCGTGCCCGCGCCCGCCAGCGCCCCGCCTGCGCCGCCGATGACAGGTGTTGGTGGCATGCCGCCCCCGGCCAACATCCCGGCACCGCCCGCACCCACCGGTCCGGTGTACCTGATGACGCCGAAGGCACAGGGCGCCACGCGAGAGGCGATGCAGCGCGAAGGCTGGACCGACGCGGCGATGATCGAACACGGTTACATGATCCAGCAGTAAGCAACGCACGCGGCGCATCTACGGGTGCGCCGCGTTTCTATCGGGACACAACATGAAACCGAACGATCTTGTCACCGTGGAAATCGTCGGCCGTTACGCAACGCTGCATGCAGTCGTGCGACGCAAAGACGTCCCGCACGAAAACGAATACATCACGATGCGACGCAAGCCTGTTGGTGCTTGCCGGCGCGTTGTCTGGAAAGATTCCCCTCCACGTTTTGTCGTGAGCATCTAACGCATGAATCGCCCCGCTGCTGACCTCGACATCGAGTGCTACCGCAACTACTTCCTCGTCAAGCTGCTGATCGACGGTCAGTTTTACGACTTCCCGATGTACGAGGGGCGCGAGCTGGATCGGCAGGCGCTTGTCGACCTGTTGGCGCGCTATACGATCTACACGTTCAACGGCAACAACTACGACTTGCTGATGCTGCTGTACGCGCTCAGCGGGGCGACGTGCAATGAGCTGAAAGAACTCAACGACCACATCATCGTCAAGGGTTTGAAGCCCTGGGATTTTGAACGCGAGTACGGGATCACGAAGCCCGATTGGCTCGATCACGTCGACATCATGGAAGTGGCACCCGGCGTGCGTATGGGGCTCAAGATTTACGCCGGCCGCATGCACGCACCCAAGATGCAGGATTTGCCGATCGACCCGTCGCAACTGATCGAGCCGATCCAGCGCATCCAGTTGTCCGAGTATTGCGGCAACGACCTGGAAGTCACCAAGTTGCTGCGCGAGACGTGCCGCGATCGACTGCGCCTGCGCGAAGTGCTGAGCGCACGCCTGCGCACCGATCTGCGCTCCAAGTCCGATGCGCAGATGGCAGAAGCGGCGATCAAGGCGCGGCTCGATTTCCGCCCTGAGAAACGCTACATCCCGCACGGCTACACCTTCCGCTACACGCCGCCTGACTACTTGGAGTTCATCACGCCTGCGCTCAAGAACCTGCTGGCCGATGTGCGCGCTGCCGACTTCCAGGTGACCAACAAAGAGGAAGCGTTGTTGATCTTTGGGATCGAGACGGGTGTACGCACGGGCGTGCAGATTCCCTATGCGCTCAAGTCACGCGACATC